TCGTATGAACGACCCACAGTAAAAGTGTCAAAAGATAGTTTACCCCTTTTTTTATAACAAGTAATACTTAATTATTTATCATCCATTCAGGAAACAAATCTATTTGTTTAACAGGATATGGTGTACGACACAATATATCTTTAATCTTGTTTAATCTTTCCTTAGTATAGAATGTTTGTTGTTTATACCATGTAACCATATCATAGTTATATTTAGATGTATTACATCTTCTACAAGCAGGTATTATGTTAGCCATGCAATGCGATCCATTCTTAGATCTAGGTATAACGTGTTCAATCTGTATATTTAAACCTTCAAAGCTACCGCAATATGCACAGCAATAGTTAAATAATTTAAATCTATTTTGTATTTGTTTTGCAGAAATATGTTCTACATAATTGCCTGAATCTTTAAATTTGTTTCTTTGTCTTTTTTCTTTGTGCATAATACGATTTAAAAATGATGTTGCATATTTATTTTTTGTATAAAGATTTCTTTTAATTCTTTGTTGCTCTTTACCTTCAAAAGTTTTTAAAAATTCTTTATTATTTAATTTTTTAGTTTCAATAATTTGTTTGTTAATTAATTCAAAAACTGTAGGACTACCAGCATTTTTGATTGCACTCCATAATGTTATATTCTCTCTAAGTTCACAACCTTTTTTTCTTCTTAATTCACGTTTATATAATTTTCTTTTTTCTCTTCTTTCACTTGCTTTATCTTTATATTGTTGAGACTTTCTATATTCTCTCATCCTTAATGCATCTTTACTTACAGAATTATCCATATATATTACTTAGCAGTAGCTATAGCCTTAGACATTGCCTTGTTAAAGTGCTGGTCAAACCTACGCTGTACGACTTTACCTGCTATTGCATCTATGTTAAACCGTCCTGTGTAGTTAGGTTTGTTTGTAGTTGCAACAAAATATGTTTGTAGTTGCTCTCTACTGCGTCTATAAACGCCTGGTGGTTTGTTACTGTTAGCAGGCGTACCAATAAAGAACCCACCTCTAGGACTACTGTTTATTCCTGAAGTAATACGCTTTAATGTAGCTCTTGTTATGTTGCCACTAGCATCTGTCTTAACTAGGGATGTAGGCATAAAAAAACTATTAGCAGGTATAGTGCCGTCATTAGGTAGACCTGCAAAGTATCTTTCAAAACCTTTAGGCGGTCTTTGTCCACCTTCTACACCAAAGCGTAAATATCTAGCTCTATCCTTACCTGCTTTATCTACTGCAAATGTATGTGCTACTAAGTTTGTTTTCTTAGACTTAGTAACTATAAAAGCTTTTTGTGTAAACTTTGTAGGCTTATTGAATGCTCCTACTGTCCCCTTGTTAAGTGCTGTTCTTATATCAAATGCAGTATTATTTATAGCTACAGATGTAGCGAAAGGTAATTGTTTTCTATTGTTATTTAAGAATCTATCAAAGCGTTTTAAGTCTTGATCTATAGATAGTTGTATACCCATTAGAAAGGTATTGTGGCTGTCTCTTCTACTGTAGCTAATTGTGTTTGCTCTCGCTTCTCTGGTAGTACAAAGTTGTTTACATTAACTCTTAGTTGTTTTCTTTTCTGTCCATCTTCTGTTTCATAGGTTGTATATTCAGCATCACCTGATACTGCTACTAAGCTACCTTTTTTGTATGCATCTACTATTAGCTCCCATCTTTTACCCCAGACTTGGCAATCTATAAAAGATGTTCTTTCTCTGCCATGTGATACGGCTATTGTAAATGATGCAAGATCATAAGCCCCTGCCTTTTTATATTCAGCGTCTTTAGTTAAACGCCCTGCGATTGATACATTAAACATTGTGTTTAGTTAAATAAGTTGCTATCAGGTTGTTAATACCTGATGAGTAGGAAAAGTTATTAGCTTTACAAAAGTCTCTAAATGCTTTGTAGTTAACAGGCGTAAGCTTTGATGATACAAGGAAACGATTTTTCCAGTTAGAGGCAGCAACATCAATAGGTCTAGTATCCAGCGGTTTGTTAGGTTCATTAATCATTTGTTAGCAGCAAGCCATTCTTCTATAAAGGTAACGTGTTTTGGCAATGTTATATTTTCTGATAACTTTTTGTTTCTGTTAAAGTCAAACTCTATATATAGTGCATCTGCAAGTGTGTTATATAGCTTTTTATCTTTTACTATTAAATCACCAACTATTCTTAAATAATATTTCTTTGTATCATCATCTAATATCGTAGGCATACCAACAGCTTTGTTTTTGTTTATAGGTGTTACTTTATCTGCTGTAGGGTTAGCAAAGTCTCCATCATTATCGGGAATACCTGCGTTTAATCCTAGAATTGCTAATAAAGAATATCTACGACAGTAAGTTATAGCACCGCCTTCCTGATGCATAGGGTTACCTCTACCTCCTGTATTCACTGGTAATAACATTTCAGAGGTTATAGATTCGCCAGATGTGTGTAGTAGATTTGTTATTAAAATATTTTTATTATCTTCTACTTTTGTTGTATGTACTACAGCTAAACCATTAGCAGCTAATGCAGGGTTAACAGTAGAAAGTACTGTAGATAGATCAGCAAACTTACCATATTGTGCAGTATCTTTTTCCTCTATCGTGCCTACTTGTTGAATAAACTTAGTAAGTGCAAGAGTTATTTCTTTTGTCAAAGTGTTCTATATATTTTTCTTAGTATAGCTATGGTTTACCCTTATGGCAATCATAGTTGTTGATAATCTGTCTTAATCGTTCATTATCTGCTATTACTTCTGCCAGTAGTTCATAAGGGTCATTTATCCCTGCTAAATCTGTTCTTAGCATTTTTATCCGTCTATTATGTTTAGCTAATGTACAAGACATTGCATTAGTAGACTTATGTGCTAACCATAACATATATATAGCGTTTGTAAAGTTTTAATACAATGTATGTAGTGTGCTGTTGTATTGCTGTTCTACATATGTTCCATTGTGGTACAAACCTAGTCAACTTATTACCCAACTATGTCCAAAACTAGACCAATTCTAGACAGATCTTTAATAGACAAGATCACAGCTATAAAGCCGAAATACATTACAACTAATGGTTTTATTAATATGCTTTTAGAAGATGCATACAACGATAGGGTTAACAAAAAGGTAAATTTGACAAATAATATAGACTATATATATACAAATAATAAAGAATTAGAAGATAAGAAGTTAGAAAGAAAAGAACAAAAAGAAAAAATTAATAAAAAAGAAAAACAAGAAAAGATAATACCAGATGATTTATTACATTTACAAACTCTTATAGATGACTTTTGGAAGGTTAAGAAAGGTAGTAAATCAATACAGGCTTGGAAGCAACAGATAACAGAATATAGAAAGTTTATAGAAAAATATGGTGAAAAGATATTAAGAGACCAGTTAGAGGCTGGTATTCTTGCAGGTACTTGGAAAGGTTGCACTATAAAAAATTATGAGTCAATTAGAAAAATAAATAATCCTTATGTAGAAGAAGAAAAAGTGCATCCAAATCAAAAGGTAGTTAAGTTTGATGAGATGGGGAATATAATCTAATGGATAGTTTATTTAATGGTAGTGGCATAAGAACACTACGCAACATGGTTAGAAAAGGTCTCATAAAACCAGAAGATTTAGACAATCCTCCTAGTGGTTGGTTTTTGTCTATGGGTTATGAAAGAGAAAATGGATCAGGAAGATGGAAGCGTACAATTCGTACAAAAAGTGGTGCAACTTCGTCAATTCCTGTACATAAACTGCCAAAATATAAAAATGTTCTTACAGGTAAAATAACTTTTGATCCTGTGATGTATGAAAAACAATATTAAAGATATTCTTGTACAAGATCCATTCGTAGAGTTTTATCCAGAACCACATAAGTACTACGATCTAAAACGTAAATGTTATGTAGCAAGATCTGTAAGTGATGTAATAAAAACAAGTGATTTTGTAAGTAAGAACATGGAATTAGCAGCTGAAAGAGGTACAACAATACATGGTGCTGTACAAATATGGTGTGAAACAGGTGATAAGGCACTAGCACTAGCGTATGCTAAAGATTATGCACATTGGGTAGAGCATCTCATAAATTACAGAATGTGGGAGACCTGGAAACCACTAGTAAATGAGTTAAGAATGATAGATAGAAAAAGAGATATAGCAGGTAGTTGTGATGTTGTTTTACAGCATAAAGAAACTGGTATGCTTTGCCTTGCTGACTATAAAACACAAGAAAAATACAGCAAAAAAAACCATAGCTTACAAATGGGTGGTTATGTAAGTTTGCTTTATCAAAACTATCCTTCTATTACGTTGTTTAGTTGCAGGGTAATTTATATAACACCTGATGGCATAAAAACACAAGAATATAATCCAAATGAATGTATGTATGACTATGAACAGGCTAGAAAGTTATATTTTAAAAAATCTACTTAATTTTATGTGTATGTTCTACATTTGGGGGTGTTACAATTTCTATATCTTCACATAATTTTGCCATAGGTGTGCCAGATTTAAATCTAATTCCAAGGTTTACAAGATTATCTCTACACGTTTTTGCTCTACTCATTTCAAAGTTTAAACGCTTTGCAGCTAGTGATGCTTCATATAATTCATTTTGCTTTTTCATAGCTTTTCTACATTCTTTTATAGCTGTTCTATCTAGTGGTATAGAAAAAGTAGCAGTTATACCGCCATTAATAGAGACATTAGATTGTTTTTGTCCTGTTCTTACTTGTTCGTGATAAAGTATCTCACCTCTATAACCAGCATCTACATCACCATCTCCTATAGGTTTATTTTCGTCATCAAAGTTACCTTCTATATCACGCCTCGAATATACTGGCCTATCAAAATGCGATTCATAAGGTGTTGCAAAGCCATATGTAGTAGAAACAAATGGAGATATATTTAATGTTGCACCCTGACAGGTTATAGTGTTCATCTGGTACTGAAACTGCCTAGAAGGAACCACTTGCACCGCCTGGTTGACCACTGACCCACTGGAATTACTGGTAGTATTAACAGAATTAGCAAAAACAGGGTTATTAAGTAAAAGAAGTAAACATAAATATTTTTTCATTGACTAAATGTGGATAGCGTATCAGTTACATTTTCTATTTGTGTAGTGCGCTGTATATGGGTGTAATTAGTAATACCTGGTGTTTCTAGTGTCTCGTAATACATAAAACTTTCACCTTCATTAACAATACTAAATACAGGTTTATTATCTAAATTTGGGGAAACATAAGTAGTGCCAACACCCTGTACAGTTGTATCTAGTTTTGTCCAACCAGCAGGGGCTAGATTACCTGTAGAACTTTTTACGTTCTCACCGCCAATTGTCAGCTGGTAACCATTCCTTATATCAAAGCTTTTTATATCTTCTACTGTTGTAGATTTAGTTTCTGATCTTTGCGTTAAGACTCCCTGTTGAAAATTAGGAATAACATTTTGTGCATATACAGGTACGCTAAAAAAACTTAGCAGCAATATAAACCTATACATAGCTAAAGTTAGTCAACTATTAATGTAGATGTTACTTGTCCTAATGCCTCTGTATTATGGCCACCCGCTGTTAATGTTATTGCCCCTGCTGATGTAATCGTACCCGCTAAATCCCCTGCTGTACCGCCAGCAATACTTGTAACATTATCAGAAAAATTAGGATTAGTACCAGTTGTAACAGCACTACCTGGTATTGCATCAGCTTGATTATATGACTGACTAAATGTAAAGCTATTACCTGCTGTTTTTTGAGTAACTGTAATAGATGGAGCAGTAGCTACACCGCTTGAAACATTTAACGATCCTAATCCATCACTAACTGTTTGACCTGCTGCGGTAGTGTAACTTGTATCCACTCCAGAACCGCTAATGCTATAGCTATTACCTAGTCTTGAAGAAGTTGTACTAGCACCTCCTACCGTAAGTTTTGTAGAGGCCGTAATGCTGTGGCTTAAATCTGCTAAAACAGGTGTAGAGGCCGTTAAAAGCAGTAAAGCTAATAAATTTTTCATAAATTACTATTTAGTAACCTTATTATCTACTAATTTAGCGTTATTACTGTTGTTTACGCCACTTTTCTTATTTCCGACTGATATTCCGTAACTGCCCAGGACTCCCGAAACCAGGCCAGCAGTGAAGGCTCCATCAATTCTTACCTTACCCATGTATCCAAGAGTCATCATTGATAAACTCCAAGTCAAAATCAGAAATCGGATAGAGTGACCAAATATTTCACCCCATTCAATCCCTTCTTTTTCTTTTTCTTCCATAGTTACCTAGTTAGGTTATTATAAATATAGACATAAACTAAAGATAATGGTAGAAGTTATAGCTGCAACAGGTGGTGCATTGCTTACGGCTTGTTTTGTATCAGTCGGATCTATATCTTATAGAGGTAGACAGTCTAGAGATGACTTAGTAAGAAATACAACAGCTATAGAATTATTAACAGATAAAATTGACGATATGCAAGACAATATGAAAGAAATTTTTCATAGGCTTAAGGAAGTAGAACTTGCCGTTGCAGAAATTAAGCCTAGAAGGTAAAAAAGGCCACCTAGCTTAGCAATGGGGATTAGGTAGCCCATAAGATGACCATATTAAATTTACCGTCTATAGTATGTTTGTAAAGCAACACAATGTTATGTACAAAATACTAAAGCCCATATTGCTACGCTTTCTTACTTCTACAGCCTGTAAAAGGTTAATTCTAGATTTACTAAGGTCAATATGTAAGCAAACTACGAATACGCTTGATGATAAGGCTGTAGATTTGTTAGAACAGCAACTATTTCCTAAATTAAATTAGGCAAAAAAAAGACCCTGTTAAGGGTCAAAAATAAAAATATATAATTTAAAATATAAGTTATTTGCCTGCTGCTATTGTTTCGAGTTTTGCTAAAGTAGATCCTTTGCCTTCATTAATCCATTCTTCTTTTTTCAATAAATTTATTATATATTTTGCCTCGTTTTGTGAAAGAAAAAATTCTGTTTGTTTCATTTGGATTGCCTCTCGGTTGTGTATATTTATAATATATAACTAGGGTATACCCCTATAAAGGTTATGTTACAAACTTGTAATAATTAGTCAGGAGATCGATCAAGTCCAACACTTGCCCTGTCTTTCCTATGAATTGCAATAGGTTTTGTATAACTTTCAAGTTAGGGTATCTCACAAACCTAACTATCAGGCTTCCCGACTAAATAGCTATACCTCCTGTAATTGTTTAGGTTGTACATAGCATGGTCTAAACCATTTTAGGCGTTTTTGCTTTCTACCAGGTGCTTGTAATACTGTATGCCAATGTCCTTTCCTCCAATGTGGTCTAGGTGATCTTCTTTTACCTATTTCTATAATGTCATTATCATTTTTATTTAGATATACAATACGTCTTAAATAGTTGCTACCTAACCATGTAACAGGCTTAGTTTCTGTACTTTCTTCTGATATATATGGTTTTTGTTCAATATCTAGTATGTCATTATTTTCTACTTCAAGTACTTCTTTAACAGTTGTCATATACAACAAACTATTCATTATTATTTTTTGTTTTATATCAGTATTATCTACATTAGATACATCTACTTTTGTTTCTCTAAAGTATTTCAATTTACCTTTATTTTCTGTTTTAATATAATTAATATATATATTTTGCTCTTGTGTTACTAGATAACTTTTATAGTCATAAGGTGTAAACAACCAGAAAGAAGGCAATACTAATTTAGGTATTTGTATATTTTTTGGTATATCAGTAAGTAAAAAATCATTATATAGTTCTTCTGTTAGATATATTGCAGGTGCAAAGCTATTTAGTGCATTTATAAAAGGTTTAGGGGTTTGTGATCTAATACTAGGTAAATAAATAGATTTTATAAGTTGCACCCAACTAAAATACCCATCTGGACTTTCATACATCTTAATTTTCTGCATAAAATCATTGTATGTATATTCATTTTCAATATTATTTTGTTTACCAAAACTATAGCCTTTCTGCCATTGTTCATATTTATATCTTTCATTAATATCTTTTATTCTTTTTTCTATTTCATCTTGTCTTTTTTTATTATTTGGATCATTTACACACATCCATTTATGACCCATGTTCATATATAAACAGTTTGTATTAGGATCAGGCCATAGATCACCATGTTTAGCATCTTTTTTGTCTTGTACAACTTTAGGGTTAGGTTTGTTTAATGCTTTCCATTGACCTTTTTCAAAACCTTCATACCATGTCATTTATTAACCTCCTGTTCTGCAATATACCAACGACCAAACCTATATATCCTATCTGGTATTTCCTCGTCATTTAATATAATTTTTTCTATTTCTCGCATTTCTTTTAAAATATCTACATTTTCTTTTCTAAGTTTTGCAATTTTTATTGCATTTCTATTTTGTCTTTCTTCTTTTATTTCTTGATTAGTTAATTTATCACTTTCTTTTTTTAAACGCATATACTGTAGCTCTAATTCTGCATGATTTTTCATTTGTTTACCTCGATTGTTTTAAATTCACAAGTCATAGCAACATCTACTAAATACTTTTGTACTTTTTCTGTTGCTGATTTATTAGCTTCTAAATCTTTCCATTGACCCTTAGTAAGAGATAAATAAACCTCTTTTAGTTCTGCATGAGTCAAGTTTAATAAAGTACCCATTACTTGTTTACCTCCTTACAAGCTAGTTCGTAGTTAGTTAGTTTGTTCTGACACGCTGTAAGTGTCATATCGTATAAGGCTGAATTAAGGGCTGTATAAAACAACCCTGTAGCAGCAAGCATCATTAGAAAATTAGACATTATACAACCTCCTTTTCAATAGGGTTCAAAGCATAACTTGCAATCTTATCTGCTAATGGCTCTATAAGTGGATCAAAATATTTTTTTGTTTTCTTGTTATATACATGGTTTGAAAAATATGGACAAACGTGCTTGTAACCTTTAGCTTCTCTTTGTGTGTAATCTAAATCAAACCAACCTTCTGTCTGTTCGAGTTCGTCATTCTTCTTTTCTTGTTCTTTCTCTTCTGAAGTATATTCATATAATTTTTTAGGTATGGAAACCATAGTTTCACAGAAAAAAGATTCTAAACCTCTTGAGTAAAGTAAATAGTTAAGATCTGATAAACGTCTATTTTGATCTTTTGCAATTCTAGTTAGCAAGTCAAAGTCTCTATCAGAAACAAGAATTTCAATCTTTTGCATTTGGAAAACCTCTCGGTGTTGTGTACTCTTTTAGTATATATCTAGGGTATACCCCTGTCAAGTTATTTATTTATATTCTTTTCTATATCTAATATTCTTTGCATAGGTATGGCAGCCACCTGTGGAACAACAGAATTACCTAATGCTTTAAGTCTGTGTGTCCAATTGGATAACCCATCATCTCCTCTACAAAGGCAGGGTTTAGACTCATAGGCTTGCCAGTTGCGGCTGAGAGTCGATCCTTTCTTGCCATAGCTGCTAGGCATTGTCCAGACTGATGATCTTCTTTGCTCATACTGTATTTGTGTTCGTGTGCTGAAGGAGTTGGGAGTTGTTTGATTATATCTGGAAGGGTTGGGCCATAACCTCTCTCTTGATACCCCTCTTTCTGATGTCCTTTGTAATCTCTTGTTCTGGGTGTTGGAAGCATTTGCAGATCCATCAGTTCTGTTGCCAACCCCTTTGAGTTTCTCTTGTTCTTGTTTGGACTTTTGTCGTAATAGATCGAATCGTTGCAAGTTGTTGGGGTAGGCAACGAGCCACCATCTTGATCGCTGATGACAGGCTCCCAAAGAACTTGCTGATATAACTGCCCATTCTGCATCATACCCTGCTTCGTAAAGTTCCCTGAGAACGATGTCCAGCCCTCTGGTTTCTTTGGTAATACCTTTTTGAAGACCTGCAACTGATATGTCTTGGCAGGGAAATCCTCCTGTGATGATGTCAAACTCTCCAGATTTAGCTGTAAATGTTGTGATGTCGTCATGGATGGGAACGTGTGACCAGTGTTTGTTAAGAACTTTTTGGCAGTAAGGGTTGATTTCGATGAATTGTGTTGTTTCAAAACCACCTACAAGTTTTTCAGCAGCATAACTAAAACCACCGATACCCGCAAAAGTGTCTAATAATTTTAGTTTTTTCATAATAATAATTTTATTAATCTTGCATACTGTTGAATTGTTAATACAACACGCCAGTTATCACCTTCTGCACAGCCTGGTCTTTTATTAAACCTGACCATAGTAATCGCATGGTCAACTTTTGCATTAAGTCTTTGCTGTTCTGCTTCTCTCGGTTTTCTTAGTACTGCTTCAGATTTGTCGCGCATATCTGTGACTTGTACAACTGTATTTGGAATACCAACAAGATCACCTTTATCTTTATCCTGACCTGCCCCAAATCTTCGCTCGACTATATGTCCTGTAGCTGCTGTTAGATATATACAGGCTTCTCTTTCTGCTCTATCTCCTTTGTTTTTCTGTGCGTTCATTTTTCTAAATCGTATATTTTTTTCTTTAGTTCATCATATTGAACTATATATTCTTTAGTAGCAAACTCTGAATTATGGTTAAACATATATCTATCATTCAGTTCACCTAATTGATTATATAAATCTTCTATCATTTTTTGTTTTCTGTCTTTAAATTCTTTTGTAAGTAAATCTTCTTGTTTTGGTTCTTTTGTCCAATCAGTAACTAACCTAAGTAATTCTTTTATACGCTTAAATGCGTTTTCTACTTTTTCTATTGTTTTCATCTCATAGCCCATGTAAAACCTTGCGTTTTCTTGTTACTTTTACACCATCAATACTAAAAGTACTCATAATAATACCTTCTTGATAATATTTTTCTAATACCATTTTCTTTTCTGATATTTGCATTTCTAATTCTTTTTTTTGTAGTTGCAGTGTTTTTAACTGTCTTAATAGTTGTTCTGGTTGTGCTTTCATTATTAAAAAATAAACTCTGTGTATTCTTTTGGTTGCCAATCATCTGGTAAATGATAAAGCCATTCGAGAAACATTCTTGCAGCATTCATAACTTGTTTATCATCAAATTTCGCTAACCATTCCTCTCTTTCAATGGCTTCTAGTTCTTCTTCAAAACTCATGACATTAAAAGGTAAAGATAATAGCTTTACATAGTATGGGGTATACCCCTACTTTATGCAAGCCTTATTTTAATTTTAGCTATTTTTATATAATTTACTCTTTATAGGCTTTTTTCCTTTAAACTTTGTACCTTTTTTATTAAATAGTTTTTTAATTCTACCTATAAGTTGTTTAAACAATGGCTTTAGTACCCTATTTAACAATGGTGTTAATGTAGCAGCCGTTGTTGCAACTACTGTTATAGCAAAAGTTGTTGATACTGTATTTATAGAAGGTAAATACTTTTCTACTACTGTTGTAGGTGTCCACTGTATTACACATTCTTTAGTTTCTTCTACCCATACAAAACCAGTTACTTTTTCTGAACCTTTTGCATTTAGATCACCAATTCTAGGATTATTCTTTTTAGGATCAGGACATTCTACTTTATCTTCTTCTGGTATTTTAGGTACTTCAGGCTCTTTTACATTAGTTTCGGGTGGTTCTACATTTGTAGGTGGTTTTAACTCTTCTACAAGTAATATTTTTTTCTTGTCATACTGTATAGGTACATATGAGGGGATCGGACATACAAACCTATTCCCACTAGGGTCATCTATAAATAATTGATTGTTTTTTGTACCATCATTTCTAAAAGTTACACAAGGCATTGTAAGGGTTGGTGGTAGCGTTCTTGTAATATGCCTTGTATTAGGTAAAGATTGCTCTACAGGTATATTTATTACAGGTATGCGTGGTATTGCTGAACTAGGTATTGTATCTATTTCTGGCATTAAATACTAAGCTTAGTTTTTGGTTTTGTAGGCAATGCAGGTTGTGTGAATTTAGGTAGTTCTTTATTTATTAGATTAGGCATATTACCTGTTAATTCATTTAATATCTGTTTTTTTATTTTTTCCTGTCCTTTTGGACTTGTTATGTACTTATAACCAAAGTAAACTGTAGTAATAGAGCCT